TAATGATACCATATGTTTGGCGAGAAATACAACCAATCCAATCACAACTCTCATAGTAGTTACGATTGTATAATGGGTCTGGTAAATCATCCCAAATTGCGTAAAATAAAAGTGGAACATTCTGTCTGATTTCATGTTCGATATCATACAACCATGTCCAATAACGAGGGTCAGTAAAGTGTAAGATAGCATCGGGTTGTTCTGAATTGATTAATTGTCTAATCAAATCGGCATTACCATAACCATTCCAAGGAAGTACTTTTAATGAAGCATCTTCTATACCATAGTTTTTTTGTATATCTTCACTTAAATCTAAAATTTTACCAGCTTCAGGGTGATTTATTGCGGCCCCTACCTGAAACCAATCGTATTTATGTATAGTACCTAATACGAATTCTTTTGACATTGTGGCTATACCACTTGCCATTCTTAAATCATCTGAAAGTAATAGGATTTTTTTCTTTTTTGCCATAACTTATTTTTGCATTAAAATTGTGAACCTGATATTTGTAGTTGTAAGTACTCATTCATTTCTTTTCTAAAATCCTCATCTTTGACATATCTTTCAACTGTTCTATTTACCAGTTTTTGTAATGTTACATCAGAATCAAAGGAAACTTTTTTAAATGATGAATACACGTCTTTCAATATCTTCACAGTTGTAAGTTTTGTGTTTTCTTGAATCATTGTTTTGTGTATTTAATATATTTGTATATATAAGTATATAGAAAAATAAAAAACAATAATTTTTATTAAGGTTTTCCGTCACAATGTTTACCTAAAAATTGACACCATTTGCAATTCTTTTTATTATTGCCAGGAATTTTAGGATATGGTATATCTTTGTAGTTACCAGTATCATCGAATACGGTATCAACAAACTCTACGAATTTATCATATACCTTAGTAACGGTTGGCGTTCCGCTTGATGGGACGTGTTTGGAAATATATGGAATAGGAAATGCGGTATCTTCTGGCAACTTCCTTCTCATTATCTGATATTCAACTCTGATTTTTGTAAGTGGAATGTTAAAAAGTTCTGAATAGTACTTTTTGTATAGTAGTATTTGTGAATTTTTAAGTTCATCCGCTTTTTGGTATTGATTCCAACCTTGTGTAGATGTTTTTAAATCGACAATTATTATAGAATTTTCTGCTAAATCTCTCATCACTATATCGATGAAACCAATAAAGTTTACACCTTCTTTGATTTTAGCATTAAGTGGAATTTCAATACCAACTAATTCGTATCCTGATTTTGAGTAGAATTTACTGCAATATTTTTTAAACCAAGTTAAGATTTTTCTACCATCACCATAGAATTCTTCCAATTCGATTTGTTCACACGGAGTTCCTTCGGATAACAGGTTTTTTTCTTTTGTATAGTTTTCTCGCATCCTTTCAAGCAATAACTTATCTAAATTAATCTCGTCTGCTTGTTTTTTTGATACACCATACATAACTGAAAGATAGTGTTGGATTGTTTCGTGCATAGCCGAACCAAATAAAGTGTGAATGTTGCCAGAACTTTCACCTAACTTATCTATGTAATTTAACTTATATTGTTGTGGGCAACTGCTCCACATTGAGTACTGCGAAAATGATACTTTAGCCATTATGTTATTTTGTTAAGTAAAGATACGAAAAATACCTCAGATTACCAAATTAAACTTTAAGTTTTAATTTCGTAATTAGCTTCGTATCCGTACCATACGCCTCTGCAATTTTTTTTATTTCCTCTCTACCAGATGTATTCTCGTAAAGTATATCCAAATATTCGGATGCATGTTTTGTAGAAACCTCATACCATTTAGCAACCAATTCAATTAACCAATCATCGTAATCTTTTACCGATTTGCCTTTCATATAACGAAGATATGTTTTACCCTTTGGTATAACACCAATGAGTGCTTTATAAACCGCTCTAGGTGGTGCTTCTTGGATATAAGGTTGTATTTCAGCTATAAGTTCTATCCATTCCGGATTCATAGACATATAGCGAATTATTAACCAATTACTCCAAGTTTTTTTATCAGCATCATCTAATTTTTCCCAATAGTTAGGGTCTTGCTCTTTTGTGATTGCATTGATGTGGTCAAATAATCCTTTTGCCATATTATTGTTCTTCTACTTTTAAACCCGGAGGTAATAAATCATTTAATACTTCACCACAATCACCACATAAGAATAACTCTACGGGTAATACTTCATCTTTTGGTTTACCGGTTAATAACTTTGAAATCTTACGAAATCCAAACCCTTGTACGAAAATCTCACCACCGCATTTCTTACATCCAATTGCTTCAGTTTTTTCTAAAGGTATTGGTTTTTCTTCTTGCCCTCCAATTGGTTGTCCACCTGCTCCTAAAATGTTAGCCATTATATAATATTTAAAATTTGAATTAATGTAGCTGCTGCAATAATTTCCTTATCGATTGCTACTGCTGATTTAGCAACCCCATCGCCTAAAATTAGAATTACATTTGATGTGTTTTCACCTCCATATTCATCTACCTTATCATATAGTAATGTAAATAAATCAGTAAAATCAGTTGTTTTGGAATCAAGTATTGCCTGTCTTACGTTCATATATTTGTTTCGTTTATCATCTTTTGATTTAAGGATATCCAAAACTTTCATCTTATAATCGTTCTCTAATAAATTTTGAACATCTACTTGCAATCTACCTTTAAGAGAGTTTAATTGGCAAGTATTGATTATTTTACGAATATCTGGATAAGAAGAATCTATTATCGGAACTAAATCTTTTGGGTCAAACTCAACTGATTCCGCTTTCAAAATCTTACACATTTGAATTGCCACATCTTTTTTAGTTGGTGGAGTTATTTGAAATGTTTGACAACGGCTTTGGATTGGTTCGATAATCTTTTCAACGTAATTACACGTTAAAATGAAACGGCAATGCTTACTGAATGTTTCCATTAAGTTACGAAGGATTGCCTGTGCGTTTGGTGTCATATAATCAAACTCATCTAATATAATGATTTTGTATTTTTTGAATCCCATAGATGATGCAAAGTTCTTTACTTTGTTTCTCACAGTTTCCACATTGTTTTCATCCGATGCGTTAATAATCATATAATCACACTCAATTGCTTTTATAATTAGCTTTGCAAGTGTTGTTTTACCAGTACCCGCTTTGCCAAAAAAAAGTAAATGTGGTATATCTCCATTATCAATATATCCGGCAACTTTATTTTTAAGATGCTCATTCCCAACATAATCCTCTAATTTAGATGGTCTATATCGTTCCACCCAAAGTGAGTGATTTATTTGTTCTTCTTCTTTTAATTCAAACATATTTTTATTTTTTATTTACCAGTTGACCCAAATCCACCTTCACCTCTTTCAGTATCCGATAACTCATTTACTTCATCAAACTGAATTTGTGGGTGTGGTATGATAATGATTTGTGCAATTCTATCACCTACTTTATAGAAGTTATTTGATGTATCTTCCGTATTTTTTGTTTCATCATAAAAACGGTCGCCCCCAAATACTTTGTTAAAGGTAGCTTGTATTTCACCTCTATATCCACTATCAATCACACCTACTGAATTACTTAATTGTAAACCGGTCTTTCTGATTGATGAACGAGGGAATACTAATCCTACAAACCCATCTCTAATTTCCATAGCCAATCCCGTACCATACGTTATTTGTTCCGGTGTATCTTTGATGATTTCAGTTGCTACTAAATCCATACCAGCATCACCTTCTTTAGCGTATGTAGGGATTACCGCATTAGGCTTAAGCCTCTTTATTCTCACTTCCATTTTCAATAGTTTTAAAAGATTCTTTTTGTTTATTTCTCAATTCTATACCTTCATTGGTAAGTTCTCTAGCAAATAGTTTAAATGCTTTACCAGTCTTTCCATTCTGAAAAGTTATATACGAATTCTCAACATTTGTAATTGTAAAAATTACTTTAGGGTCTTCATTTTTATCCAATTCGTTGTCTGTCCAAGCAAATATTTGTGGTTCATCTTCATCAAATTGAAAACACCACTCACATTCTTCATACTTTTTTTGTGTTAGGGTAACTTCCGGTGATTTAAATTCAATCACTTCTTCTTTTTTTGTTTTTTTAGCCTTTGCCATATTATTTTATTTTATCTTACAAATATACGAAAAAAAGTTTAGAATTCAAAAAACTTTTTTGCGTTTTGAGAATCGGCGGATGCCATTTCCCATTTTAGAGCGTTATAGAAATCAGTTAATTTGTTTTCTAATTCCGCTTTATAAATTCCATCCCTATCAACATATTGATTAATAAAATCTAAAATTTCGATTGGGTCATTATAATCTCTAAATGCCAATGTTTCTATCCCTAATGGATTACTTTTAAGATATACCCATTTAACCTTTTCACCATCTCTAATTGGTTCGTATTTAAACGGGCATTCAAAGAATTTGAGTAATCGGTTATAGGTAATACCGGCTTTAACGTGCGCAGGTGTTCCTTTTTCAAAATTAGCAATAGCTAATCCACTATCTTTTCTCCACTTGCCTTTATCGTATTTACTTAATTCTTTTATAGCTCCACCTTTGGCAATTTTATTAATACGAAGATTTGGTAAACTCTTTTTAAATTCTAAAAGTGATTCATTTATTTCTTCGTTTGTTTTGCCCATTAAGATATCTTTTAACATCTTAGCCATAAAATCCTGAAATGCCTTTGGGAATGATGAGCGAACTACATCCAACCCTTTTACATCTAGCTTGTCACACGGAATACCATTCTTTAAAATCATCCATTGTGCATATCTTTTCTTTGCTACCCAAAACCCCGCTTTACTGATGTATTCTTTTTTAATCTCAAAACGATGTTTTTCTTTTGGGATACAAAAGAATCTTTCTGCTAATAAGTCATAAAATGAATTTAAGAACGATTGTGTTTCATCTGCAATGGTATTAACTTCTACCGCCATTCTAGCTTGGTCAAATGTTTTATATTCAGGATATCTAAATTTAACCAACGGCTCTGCCATCATATAAATTGAATCGGTATCAATATAAACATTGTAGTCATCTTTTGTTCCAAGTTCTTTTTGGTATTTAAGATTTGCCATTTCCGCAGTTTTCTTAATCACAGTTTGACCAGTAATAGTAACCGCTTCTGCATTATCAATATCATAGAATCTAAACGCAACAAGCCCTAACACACCATACATTGAATTCAAAAGAATCTTTTGTACTAATTGTCTTTTACCATAGAATTCATATTTTTCAGTATCACCCGCTTCACCATACTTCGTTTCTAATTTTCTGAATTCAACCCTTTGTTTAAACCAGGTATCCAAAATATCTGCAATCAATCCTGGTTTCTTTTGAGTATATAAAACACCGTTTGCAGCTACTCCCAATTCATTATCTCTGATTACTTCTTCTAATTCAGTTCTATTGTATGTAAACTCTTTTGTTTTACCAACAACAGTATATTGTCTATTTTCACCTCTAACCCAATTTTCAGGATCCCAATCTTTAATTTTACCAACTTTAGTTTCTGGACTAATGTTTAGAGTCATAATGATTGATGGATATAGTGATGTTAAATCCAAATCATAAATCCAATCATACTTTCCAACAATGGGTTCTTTTACATAAGCTCCAATGAATTTTTCTTCACCGGCTTCGGCTTGTTCTGCGAGCTTATCTTTATGATTCTTAGGTTTGTTAGGTGCTACTAATCCTTTATTTTTAAGATACGCTAAACACGCCCCCTCTAAATACTTTGATGAAAAAATGTAATCTTCATACGGCGTAAACCCAGAATGACAAATCGCTCTACTTAATTCAATGAATTGAAGTTTTGCATCCATTGATACAACCAACTCAACGTCAGTAATATTATATTCAATAAACTTTTCTAAATCATTTTCAAATAGGTCATCCAAACTTCCTTCGTATTCAAGCTTACCTCTACCCAATTCTTTGGTAGCTATATGATTTAATGTATATGAACTTTCTAAGCCAAAGTTATATCTTTTGTATAACCCAATATAGTCCATAGTACTTACACCGGCAATACTATAACGATTACGATATGGTGACCAATATGTTTTACCTATGCAAGATAAACGATTGGCTTGTTTTTCACCACATACGTTTTTAATACGATTGTAAAGATATGGAACGTCAAAGAAATCGATATTCCATCCTGTCCAAATTGTTGCATTTACACTTTCAACATAAGTTAAGTATTTCATCAACAAATCACGTTCACTACCAAAGACATGAACGTGCACATCTCTACCATCTTTTTGAAATGATTTGCCGTTTACTTTATTGTTCTTATCCACAACAAATACATGATACTCTTTTGTAGCATCATCGTGTGCTGCTATTGAAGTAATTTCGTTTTCAGCCTTTTCAAGGTTTGGTAATCCGGTTATCATTTCAACCTCTATATCAAAAGTTAAAACAATATGCCCTTTGGATGGAACATCATCGCCATATAGGTCAACTAAAACTCTAGTAGTTTCCGGTACATCTGATTCAAACAGTTCTTCCCCACTATCCTTTTCCCATTTAAACACTTTAGTTAAACGGTCTCCATACATAGATTCATATTCCCCATTTGGGTCTTTAATATATGCGTATTTTTTATATGGAAATGTGCGATACCCTAACGTATCATCCCACAAGTGAATTAAATTTCTATTTCTTTCAAAGAAAATGTTTTGATACATCTATTATGTTATGGTTTATAAAATATAAAAATTGGTTCGTATTTGTAAAATTGACCTTCAATTTGCATACAATTTTTCGCTTTAGATAAATCCATTCCTGTCATTGGACTCATCGTCATTCTTAATTTGCCTTTATGCTCACACCCTAACTGAGTAAGTATATCAATACTATCCTGTTCTAATGGGTAGAATTTATCAGGTCCAACTTTAATATCAGCGATATTCCAACAAATATATCTATCATTACGAAGATATTCATAAATTGTTGTTAGTGTTGGTCTTAAGAATCCATCTCTCCAACTTTCATAGTTTCCAAATTTCTTAAACGATTGTGTCTCGTCATCTGAGTATCTTTCTCTATCGAAGTACGGTGGTGAAGTAAATGCAAAATCTAACTTACCTTTATATTTTTGGAATCTTTCATCATCTGCGATAACTTCGGAACCCGTTGTAAATAATTCGTAGGTATTAGCGTGTCCCCAAAAAGGATTCGCCGCACCAGGTACTTTATTGTTAAAGAATTCGGCAAGGTATTCATAACGAGTCTTTCCAATTTCTTCAATATAGTTTTCAGTATTAGGGTCATTTCCTATGTAATGAATATTTCTATCATCAAGACTTAATGCTCCTAATATTCTGCCACCCCACCCAGCGGATGGGTCATAAATGTTTATCACATCTTGCTCTTTGATATGGTCAGTAAATCTTTTATAAAGATACTTTGCAGTAAGTGGTGGAAAGTTTACAACCGCTTGTGTACCCATACCAATACGAAACGCCGCAGTTGCTTCAGGAAATATCCTTTGTCCTAATGGATATGTCTTAATCTGAATTGGTTGTTTTGGAACATCAATTAAATTATCAATATTCTCACCCCAATCAGCGGTTTTTAATGAAGATATGTTTTCATATTTCAATATACCAGCATTATACAGGTCTCTAACTTCTTGCGCAGTAATTGGTGGTGATGGAACTTTACTATCAGCTTGTGATAAACAAAATCCATATCCTTCTTTTTTATTACCCGCTACCCATTTTTCAATCCACTCTTTACCACTTTGAATGTGTGAGTTGTGAAATTCTGGATTATCCAAATGCAAAGTTTTAGAAAAACGATACATACCGTCTTGTCTTGTCAATCTTCTCATTTGTTTGACGAATTCTGGCAAATAGGTATCATCTGAAAACACATCATATATAGATGGTTTTGGTTTATCGTATGCCGAACCACCGATTCCAGTCTTATACATTGCAGGAAAGAATTGATTTACTGGTGTTGCAAACTTATTAAAGTTAAAAATAACTTCGTTTCCTTCATCATCTTTTTCTTCAAACCTTTCTACTTTGTAAGTTTGTAGTTTAGAAAACTGCTCAATCATCTCGCCTTCGTCTACGCCGATACGAGGTGGTGCTCCGGTTTCATTCCAAACTCTTACTGCAAGTTCTCTGAAAAATGCCACCCACTTTTCAAAATCAGCGAATGGCATTTTGAGAACATCTTCGTATAATAAATTTACTTCCGGTTCGTACAACCATTCATTCTTTCCATAGAAATATTTTTTCTTATAGTTAAAACTCATTATGCTGATAATTGTTGTTCTACTAAGAAGTATTTTGCTGTGAAATCATCGATTTTGAATTCAACATGCGAAATACCTTGTGTTGATACTTTAAGTACAACTGCAGTTGCTTCTTTATTTGCTGTTAAGATTTCTTTCAAATACTTAGCAGAGAATGAAATTGGTTTTACATCACCACTATGCGATTCGTTTACTACAAAAT